ACTAATTAATCCTGTTGTTGTAATTGCTGATGCACCTGTATCAATAGTACCAAAACCTGAAGTAATAGATCCTGCGTTAATAGCACCTGTTGTAACTATTCCTGTTCCACCTGCTATTGGACTTAATACTGAAGCTATTGCTGTTCCACCAATTGTTATTGCATCTGCTTCTAGAGTTCCATCAATATCTGCATTACCACTAACATCTAGTGATCCTGCATCTAATTCTCCAGATAAAGTAATATTTCTAAATCCAGTATAATCTTTATCGCTATCTAAGATAACAGCTTTACTTGCTACTGCAGTTCCAACAGCTGTACTACCAATGTCTAAAGCATTTAATTCACCAACGACAGCAGTAATGCCATCTAAAACATTTAATTCTGTTGCAGTAGAAGTTACTGCTACATTTTCATTTACTTTAGGTGAAGTTAAAGTTTTATTTGTTAAAGTATCAGTAGATACTAAAGAAACTAAAGTTGAACTAGCACCAGCAGGTAATAACATAGTATTAGTTATACTTGCAGAGTGTGGTTGTGCAATAACAGTTTGACCATGTGAGTTACTTTCACAATTAAATACTATAGCACCAGAATTTGTATTACCTCTTACAACAACTGTTCCCGTTCCATTAGGAGCTAGATCAATAGTTGCATTTGAAGTAGTAATAATATCTGCACCATTCATATCTAAATTACCACCTAGTTGAGGTGATGTGTCTTCTACAACATTAGCTAAATCTCCACTTGAACCAGTTCCAGCAATAACTGCTGACCTTGTAATTTTTTTAAGTCCACCACCTGAAGTATCTACTGCTAAAAAAACATCATCTGCAGCTGCTGTTGATATTTCTGATAATGAACTAACTGCTACTGAATTAAAATTTGTACCATCTGCAATTAATAAATTACTGTCAGTGTTTGTACCCATAGTAATATCATCACCAGTAACTGTAAGGTCTCCACCAATAGTAATATTACCCGTAGTTGTAATTGAATCTATAAATGCATCTTTCCATCTAACACCTGTTGTTCCTAAATCTACATCACTATCTGTCTGTGGTCCAAATATACCATCAGCAACATACACTTGTTCTGCATTTGCTGCATAAAGATGTATTTCATTTGCTGTTTCAAAATCTATTTTAGTTTCATTGTCTTCACCAATTTTAATATCTGCTGCAAGTAAAGATGTAATTGTTGTTTGTGCAGCTGATAATGCTAAATCAATAGTATTATCTGCATCTTGATATGTTACTGTAATACCTGTTTCAGTATTGCTACTAAACATAGCACCTGTTGTATCAGAAATTACTTCTGCTAAAGTAGTACCAGCAAGAGTTAAAGCTCCTGATATATCTACAGCACCATTAATATCTACAGTAGTTGCAGCTATTTGTACTTCTGTATCAGCTATAATATCTAATTGACCATCTGCACTAGAATGAATATATAATGCAGTGTCTCTAAATTGTAATCTTTCTGTAGTAGTTAATAATAGGTCATCTGAGAATTGAAAATAATCTTCATCTTCCATCCATGTTAATACACCATCAGCTGATTGACCATCAAAAGTTACAGCAATATCTGTTCCTGCTGTAGCATCACCTATGGTAATTGCTGTGCCTAATAATTTTGTAATTGGTCCACCTTCTGCGGCTGTACCATCGTGAGTGTGCCCTGAAGTTACAGCAAATGCAGCAAGAACTTGATCAAATTCTGCATTTATGTCTGATGCCTCAATAACACCCCCATCAACAATAGCTGATGAACTCTGTCTTGTATATGCTGCTCCCATTATCTTCTTCCCCCTGGTGTAAATTCTAATTGAAATCCTTTTATTGCAAAAGGTGAGTTTGTACTTGTGTCTGTTATTTTTAATGCTACAGCAAATCCTGATCCTTCTATTGATTCCCTAGTTATAGGTAAATCTCCTTGACCGTAAGCTGCTGTACCAAATATTCCTGTTCCAAAATAGGCTCCACTACCAGATGATTCTAATGCTATTAAACTTGGTTGAGGAGTATTTATGTCGTCATAATTATATTTTATAAATAAACTAGAACTTACAACACCTTCAGGTTCCCAGTTTAAATTTATTCTTTCCATAGATTTTCTAATTCCAGCATCACCCATTGTCATGTCTGGTGATCTGTATGTAGCATCAATAGCAGATGTTGAATTTGCTGTTGTAAATACATTTCCAGATTCTTGTAAGTATATGTATCCATCATATCCACCATGTACTACAGTTTCTACATTACTAATATAATCAGAATCACAACTAGAAACTTTTAAACCTTTTATATCAGCATACTCAAATCCTAATTGACCTGTATTTGGGTTAGATTTAATAACAGCTAGTAAACCTTTAGAGCTACCTTCTAAGCCACCATCAGTAGGATAGAATAATCTATATTGAGATTTATTTCTAATTACTGTAGATGTTACGTTATGGTAGCCAATTTGATTAATTCTTTCTTGTACTTGTTTTGATATAGTACCTAACTCTACGTCACCAATTCTTTCTGTTCCAGCAATTGTTCTTAAACCATCTGCTGCTAAAAATATTAAATCTCCACCTAATTCTTGAATAGAGTTGTGTGCTATCGTACCTACGTTTTTAGCAACTTCAGCTAGTGCAAAATTACTAGAACTAGTACCTGTTAATTTATAAATTTTTCTTTGACAGAATATAAATAATTCATTTCTAAATACTTTTAAGCCAGTAACAACATCACCAACTTTTATTTCTCCTGCACCTGTATCAAAATCATCTTCAGTAAAAGGTCCTGAAAAAATTATACTATGTGTTGCATTAGACATTCCACCATAAAATACATGGTTAGCAAATGATTTAACAAATTTAGGATTAGTAGGGGCACTGCCTCCACCTGTTGCATTTATAACATCTACTGCAAAACTTGTATTTACTGTAAATGCTGCAGCCTCACCTGTTGCAACTATAATTTTACTTGTTCCATTAAAATTAAATTTATCAAAATCGTATGTGTGAGTTGTACCTAAACTAGTTGCAAGTGATGTCCATGATCCACTTGTACCACCATAAGAAACTGTACCACCTCTACCTACAATTATTTTATCATTAAATACTGCTGACATTTGTACTCTTTCTGCAGAAGATGATACTTGTGGAACAATTGTAGAATTGTATTTTGTTGTACCATTTAATCTTCTATATCCACCTTCTGTTGATGGCTCAAAATTTATTAACTGCAATGCTTCACCTGGTTGCATATCATAAACATCTTTGTTTAAGACTAAGCCTCCACCACATGTAGCATTAAATGGTTGAATATCAGAAGTGTTTGGCATTATTTATTTTTTTTATTTAATAATTTAATAGCATCTTCTATAGTAATATTAGGCATTACTTTAATACCTAGTTTTTTTTCTAATTTATCTTTAATTGAAGAACCTGGAAGTTTTTCAAGATCTCTATAATTAATTCCTGGTCTATATGTTGCTTCTTTTACATTTTCAGCTTCTGCTTTATTTGCTTCTATTGAAAACTTTGGATGTTCGTTTGTATATTTTTTACCTGCATTATCTGTTAGTGCCATAATATTCCTATTAGTTTGTCATTGTACCAGAAGATCCTACACCTATTCTTGAATCTTTCATATATTCTTGTCTAGATGCGTAGTCAACTCTTAGTAATTTTAATTTTCTTTGAAAGTCTCTATCTGCTAATGTAGCATGTTGAGGATCTGATCTTAACATATATGTATAATATTTTGATCTATCAACAATTAAAGGTCTAAATCTATCTGGTAAAGACATAGTATCTCCATGTGCTGATAATTCTGTGTGTGTCTGATAATAATCATATTCAATTGAATAATCATCTGCATCTGGTATAGGGCTTAACCCATAGCTAGAATAGCTAGGTTTTCTATAAACATATACAGGTAATGAATATGCCCCATCTCCATTATCTACATCAGTTGTTTTAAATCTTTGTAGCCAATCATCATATGTTATGTAATGTAATTTTCTAGGTGCTACATTGTCTCTAGAAATTCTAACATAATCAATATCTAAATTAGTTGAAGTTACAGTATTATTTAAAGTTATAAAAGTTGTTTGTGCTGTAGCTGTAAATGTTGTTTCAAATATTTTACCTGCACCATAATCACTTACTGTTGCTGTAGTATTTAAATTTTGAGTTCCTTCTGCAGCTGTACCAACTTGAATTTTTAAAGCTTGACCAACACTTTCTGTATCATAGAATTTTAATTGTAATTTATAAATTTTATTTACTGTAGTTGTAATAGATTGATGTGCTGCAAAATCATTTAATCTTAGTCTACCATTACCAGTTGCTGTATACGCCCCACTGCCTGCACCAGCTATTGTAGTCCAGCTAGTTATATTAGATGTAAACTCACCATTTGTAATTAACTCAATTGGTTTTAAGAAAAAAGAATCCCAGTCAACTTTACGCATATCTGATTCTAAAGAGTATTCTTGAGTACCTGATACTGTACTTTTTGTTGTACTAGTATGAAGAGCTGGTATTTCTCCTGCTTCATTATAAATATCATGAATAGATTTATTAACAAAGTTTTTAACAGAAGTTTGTATACCTCTGCTATTACTAAAATTTGAACTTGTTAATGCAACTTCATTTAATTCTTGTAAAACATTGTTGCTTAGTGTTAAGTATGTTGTAGCCATATTTATTAAGATTCTTTGTTGTTATTTTCTGTGTTGTTATCTTCTGCAAACTGCTCACATCTGATTAATAATCTTTTAATCCTAGACTGTGCTTCATCTAATTGCTGTTTTAAATCATCAATCTGCTTTTTTAATGCAGTATGGTCAGATTTG